CGAGCACCGGAACAACGAGTACAACGAGCACCGGAACAACGAGGGCAGCACCGGGTACAAAGAGTTCTATCTTTGGAACAAAGGGTCCGTGGGGGCCGGTTCAGGTTAAGTTAAATCAAATGGGCAAAAGAGATTCGCAGGGACGGCTACTAACAGACGAGGGACTCTGGGGTCCGAAGACTTCTAGGGCGTGGAATGACGCTACCAAAGAAAAAACTACAGCTACTCAGTCAACTGATTTAACTCCAGTTCAAGCTTTAGCTAGGTTGAATCAGATTGCTCCAGCTCAGCCAGCTCAGCCAGCTCAGCCAGCTCAGACTCAGACGGCTAATGCCACAAAGGCTACAATATATAATGCATATATGAAGTTCCCTGATGGAGATCCGGAGATGGTTTTGGCTGCTAGAAATGATTTTTATAAAGCAACTAAAAGAACTGTAAATGATATAGAGGATTATAATGATCTGAATAATGCTCAAAAAGATTATATCCATAAGGCGTATCTTGCAGATAAAGCTAAGAATCCAAAGATGGAAATGAAGTTACAGTTCTATAGACCACAGGCTGCTGCACCAGCAACACCTACTTTCAATAGCGCAGATTTTATTTCAGATGGTAATCTCCATATGAGAAAGACTGATGGTGAAGTATTCTATGCATCAGATCCGAGTAAGCCAAATAAATTAACGCCTCTTTCTGAAAGAAGCATAAAGAGAGATGGAACGAACTATCTAACCAATATAGAGCAGAGAAAGCTGATGAGAAGGGTAAGGCAGGAACTGCCCGGACCGTCTAATGCTGCTGCGAGAAGAATGTATCGTCAGAGCATTGCCGGCCAAAGGAGGTCTTCTCGGGGCATCAACCCGCTGGAAAGAACTCGCGGCAGAGATAGGGCGGACAAGGCCCGAGGAGATCTCAGAGCAAGGTCTACTAAATAATTTTCTGAAACAATGCATTTCCGTACTATATTCGGGTGGAGTATAGTACGGAAGGCTTTATGATTAAGATATTCGGCAGTAGTCCCTCGTCAAATCCTAAACCTAAGATCAGAGAGAAGAGGGCGAAAGCCGACCCTAAGAAGCAAGATAAGCTCGGTCAAGAAAAGCTAGATAAGCTCGACCCAATGGTCATTCCGCTGCTAGCAGTCGGCCTAAAGAATAGTCCAAGCAATTCATTCTTAACGTCCAGTCAGGACGTTATCTGCAATAATCCTTATAGATTGTCAGACAACTGGATTAACTCACTTAATAAGTGGGCTCAATCTCAAACGAAAGCTATGGTCTTAGATCCCCCTACCGCGCTTATTGTCGGAGCCAGGAATCTAATCGGACCAGTAATTGTTGAAAAGATTGTGGAGCCAAAAATGAATGTGGAGTTTCCAATGCCAGCCCTAATTTGCATTGACAAGAATGGGTGGAAGTATTACTTTAAAACAAGTAAGGCACATGACTTTGACAAAGGAGATTCTATTTCGTTCTCCGGCCAGCTAACAAGTCATGGAGAAGGAATCTCTTTCTTTAAGCGACCGACAAAAATCCAAAAAGTTATTTTTATCGAGCCAGTCGGATAGGCTAGTCTGGTATGTAATAGTGGCCTCTACTATTTGCCTTGAAATTAGTAGAAAAAACCTTAACACCCCAAGGCAGAAGAAAGAAAAGGAGGTGCTTTTATGTCCAGGTTAGTCAATTTTGCAGATATTGTAATTGGTTTAGCCTGGGGTTAAAACCCCAGTGATGAAGCAAAAGGAAAGATTACAGCCTACTTGGCGAGTAGTGGTAAGTATAATTTCGTTGTAAGGTGGGCGGGAGGAAACAACGCAGGACACACAGTTTGGGTTGATGATAAAAAGTATAGCACTCACCTTGTTCCATCCGGCGTATTCTATGGAATAGCCTCTGTTGTTGGTCCTGGGTGTGTTCTTCATCCGAAGTCTTTTATGAAGGAATTATCCTATTTAGAAGATAATGGATTCGACACAAGCTTGGTCAAGGTTTCTCCAAGATGCCACATTGTAACTGATAAGCATATCGCTTATGATAAGAGGCATCTAGCTGCAAAGCTAGGAACAACAAGCAAGGGTATTGCTCCTTGCTATGCTGATAAATCTGCTAGAACCGGAATCTTAGCTAAAGATGTTTTGTCTCCAGATATTATTTGGGATGAAAAATTAAGTGGAAATGTATTATGTGAGGGGGCTCAGGGAGTTTGGCTTGATATTGATTACGGACTTTATCCGTATGTAACTTCGTCTACCACACTTCCATATGCCGCATGTTCTGTGGGATTTCCTCCGCAGAAGATTGAAAACATTTGGGGTGCTGCGAAGATTTATGATACTAGGTCTGGCGAAGATCCAAGATTTCCTTCTAGCTTACTTGAAGATCCTGAGCTTTCAAAGATTGCTTCTTTGGGAGAAGAGTTTGGCGTAACGACTGGTAGGCCGAGAAAAGTTAATTGGCTAAACTTGGATATGTTAATAGCGTCGATCAATCTTACTGGAACAACGAATCTTGTGATAAGCAAGTGTGATATTTTAAAAAAGCTTAAAAAGTTTAAGATGTTCAGTGAGAATTCTCTTAGAACCTTTAAAACCTTTGATGCTATGTCTAAGGCGATAACACTCATTATTACAAACGAGTGTCCTCTTGTGAAAAGCATTAAGTATTCACACTCTCCGAAGGAGGTTTAATTGGCAAAAATAATGATTCTGTATCATGCGGGCTGTCCAGACGGATTTGGTGCTGCATGGTCATTCTATCAAAAATATGGGAGCGGAGCAACATATGTTCCGGTCGTTCACAACTGCAAGCCTCCGAACGTCAAAGGCTGCAGTGTATTTATTGTGGACTTTTGTTACCCTGAGCCTATAATGAGGGAGATAGCAAGGGATGCCGCCAGCATTGTGGTCTTAGACCACCATAAGACGGCAGAGAAAGCTTGTGCAGATTTAAAATACTGCCACTTTGATATGCATCAGTCGGGAGCAGTATTGGCGTGGAAATATCTATTCAAGGATATTCCGGTTCCAGCACTGATTCAGCACGTTCAAGACAGAGATTTGTGGACTTGGGCTATTCCAAATTCAAAAGAAATCTTAAGTGTTGTTGATTCCTATGATAGATCCTTTGCAAATTGGGACAATCTAAATAACAAGATTGGAATGATATACTCTAGTGGCTGGTATCAAATGGTGGAGTCCGGAAGGGATATCTTAAAGTATAAGAACTCTATTATAAAAACAGTAGTTTCGAATGCTCATAAGGTAAACATCCTTGGCGACGAAGTAATTGCCGTAAACTCTTCCTGCTTTCAATCAGAGATAGGGAATATTTTAAGTGAAGGCGCAGATTACGCTGCGGTTTATTTTTTCGATGGATATAGATACAGGTTCTCTTTAAGGTCAAAAGAAAATGGAATAGATGTGTCAGAGGTAGCTCTTGAATTCGGCGGCGGTGGACATAGAAACGCAGCAGGATTTACAACTGAAAGTATTGATAGCTTAAGAATGGGAAACAAAGATGGCGAGTAAGAATCTTAAATTTTTTAGTAACATTGACGCTGTTTTAGAGGCTGATGATTGGTCCGCCTTTCGAGACAAAAGTGATAAGGTTTGTGATAATATCACTCTCGGCCAAGCCAAAGCGCTGCTCCTAACAGATGCTGGATTTGAGGTTATTAAAAATTCCGATCCTAATGTGAGCTATGGCTATGCTAGCTATAATCAGGGTTATTATTTACGGACTTTTGTAAATCGATTTATTAGAGCTTCCATTAGCAGGTTTCCACAGTTGGGTGATCAGATCATCAAGAAATCAAAGCTTCCTTCTGCCAGAAAATACTGTTTGGATAATGGGTTTTATTCAGATATATCATTTGTAAATAAATTTGCAAAGTCAAAGATTACTGATGAGAGAATGTTTGCGGCACAACATTGTTCTATAGATACTTTGCGGACTCTAAAGAATGATGGTGATATGAAGATACGCAAAATAGTATTCGGAAGACTCGGCGCAGTCGAGTGTTTAGATGAAATGTTAACAGATAAAATGGCAGACATTAGGGTGATGGGGGCAATGGCGGCACCGTTTGGATACAAGGGCTTAGAGGTTGCGATAACAAAAGAGATTGCCAAAAGGCCATTTGCAATAATGGTTTCAAAGGTTTCTACTGCATCACTGCCCCTTATCCTGGCTAACAGAAATCTAAAGTCAAGATGGGTATCGAAAATTGTGGAAGAAAGAATGAGTCATGCTACGAGTTTTTAATAACATTTCATACGATAGATTTTGGAGAATATAAATATGCCATCTAAACTTGATACTTTTGATAGTGGCAATCCGATTGTTAGTCCGAGCCAGAAGGATATCTTGGCATACGCAGTTAGTCAGGCCATTAAAAATATGGGAGGCTATTACTCGACTCCCGAATCGAGTAAGATTATTAATGACGATACATTCGAGTATATCTGGAAGAATTTTCCAGACAAACAGAGTGTTCTATTGGAACAGATACTCAGTTGTGCAACAGCCTCCAGCGGTTCTTATTATAAGATGAATCTTTCTGCTGAGTTTTCAATGAAGTGGATATCAAAACTGTACTGGTTCCTCTCCGAGGAAGATACCGAACAGGAAGATGCTTGGGATTTTCTCTCTACGAAGCTGCGGATTCAGCCATTCGTTGATGCAGGCTATGATTACTTAGAGGCTCTGACAGGCGCAGAACTTCGTGGAAATGATAAATGTGCTGAAACGCTAAAGGCGCATGGACTACTCAACTCTAAGGACTCAAACTTTTATGACTTCTGTTTCTCGAAAGTCAAGAGACAGGTTGGCGGAGTCGATATTAAATACAATATTGTATCTTCTGCCGCAGAAAACGAGGCTTTGTCAGAGGGTCTTATTAGGAAGATTGCTAAGTCTGCCCCGATCTCTTTAAAGAGGCAGGTAACGCGCTTGCTATCTGGCAAGATTAATAACCTCAAGTATAGTCTTCGATATGAACAGAATAAGGGTTTGGAGGCTGATATCACAAAAAATGTGGATTATTTTGAATCGCTGATTATCTTATTTGCAAGTGTACCTGACCGAGAACTCCTAGAGAGTGTTGCGGAGGCAATATCAACAGATAATCTGCCGTGGATTTTGCCAGCGGTATCACAGGTTAATAATCGCTGGCTAACGGAGCGAGTCGAAAGACTAATGCAAAACGCCCAATAAGGATAACAAGATGAGATCAAAAAGAGAGACTTACTTAAACATAAGAGTTGTCAACAAAGACACAAAGGCAGTTTTCGAGCATGTCGGAGTTCCGCTTGATCATGTTGAAATGATTAGAATGAATCCGAATCTTAAGGTTGAGGTTATAGGTCGCAGGGGCGGCAGAAAGAATGATAGAAAAACTACTGATCGTTAGTGCTATAATAATATTTGGATTCTCTTCGGCATTTGCCGAGCCACATAAGTCCAGATATATAGCAGACCTAAAAACGACACATAGTGTAAGCGATTACGCCGGTACAGCTAATTTGATGATAAGTTATACTGTATCGTTTCAGAGTAGCAAATATTTAGCATTAACTACGGCATATCCATTGGTAGACATAAAGTCTGCTCTAGAAGAGATTGTATCGTATTATTCTTTATATTTGCTTAGTGATGGGCTTCGGGGTTCAGACTGCCAAAGCGGATTTAATTTAAACATCTTTATTATAGGCAGCAAGGAAATGTCTTCTTCAAGTAGATTTGCTGATTACTTTAAATCCATTGGATGGGAGGGAGGAAGGGTGTATGCCTTCTATGATGCAACCCCTGAGATTAGAGGTAATTCATCTATCCTTTTGACAGATTTATCACCTAGGCTAAACTATCTGTCCCTGGCTCATGAAATTGCACATTATATGTGGGACAGGCAATGTCTGGCCTCCCACTATGGAAGTGATTCAGAATCCTTCTCAAAGAGATTCGAATCGTACATAGACAAAAACACTGATTAAACAAGGAATAAACATGTCAAGTATAGCGTTTGAAGCATTTGTCAGAGAAAAGTTATCATCAATAGATGAGCGTCTTGAAAACATAGAGGCAAGATTTGATGAGGCAACCAACTTTGCAAGTAATATGATAGGCGAAGATGGGGGCTTACTAGGAGCCCTTGACTTTAGTTTGATTCGGGACGTTATGTCGTCACTAACGAACTCAGCAGAGGCCGGGTCCGAAGCCGGTGATGATGAGCAAGGACAGCTAGCAGACTTAACGTCGGCCTTGCAGTCTTTTCGAGAAAAATTAACGGATCTTAAGTCTATTCTTCCGCCAGACTTATCGAGCCTAACATCCGAAGAGACAAGCGAATAGATATTTTCTGATATAACATATTGCCCTACTATAGTGCTGTGAGGGGATGGTCCCCTTGGTTTCTCGAAATAACCATTTACTACGAAGATAAGCAGCATTTGATATTTTTCTAATATCATTCGGGAGCCTACTATATAGGGGGGTGGAATCCTCCACGAACTGTAACCGCTGCTAGGAGATACGTTGTGAACATTAGTCAGACCAAGGAAATTCTAAAGAATATGCCTTATGATAAAAGCATCATGCTTCACGCGAAGCATGGTGTTGGAAAGTCCTCTGTCGTTCGACAGGTGGCATACGAACTAGAAGCCGAAACTGGCGATACTTATGGCTTTTTTGACGTAAGGCTCTCTCAGTGTGAGGTTGGAGACATTAAGGGTATGCCCCATAAGGATGAGGCAAAGAACATCATTCGCTTTCTTAAGCAGGAATGGTGGCCCCGCGCTCAGGATTCAAAGGGAATCCTTTTCTTTGACGAGCTTAACCGGGCATCAAAGGATGTGCTACAGGCTGTTTTCGAGATTTGTCTCGACCGTCGTTTGGACGGAGAGAAGCTGCCTGACGGTTGGCGTGTAGTCTCTGCTGTAAACTCAGACGATGATTACGATGTTGTCGAGCTAGACCCGGCGCTTAATGATCGCTGGTTCCACATCGACTTTGACCCCTCAGCTATTGAGTGGATGGATTGGGCTCGAAATGAAAAGGTTCATAAGGCTGTTGTTGAATTCGTCAACCGCAACCAGAACCTTCTCGACCCTCCGGTTGGAAACCTTGAGGCTGGCCGAGTGTATCCCTCTCGCAGAAGTTGGGTTGCGTTCAGCGACACCCTTATCCACATGAACCTAGATAGTCGGACTGACGATGGAATGCTAACTCAGGTTACGAAGGGTTGGTTGGGGCGAGAAATCGCCATTTCCTTCCAGAAGTTTCTGACCAATGAGTTCTCGCATCTTCGCCCGGAAGAAATCATTGACACCTTCGATAAGGTTAAGTCAAAGGTTGAGTCGGCCTGCAACGACATTGAGGTTATCGCCGCTATGTCTAGGTCGGTTGTCGCTGAGGTAAACGGCCGAAGTCTCACAAAGATGAAGGATAAGCAGCGTGCAAACCTTCGTGCATTCTTTATGATGCTTCCGAATGATGTTGCTTCTCAGGCATGGGTAGCCATGCTTGCCGGAGCAAAGACGAAGAAGATTGTCATGGATTGGCAGAGTGATGATGACTTCCGAGAGCATCTAAAGCAGATTTATCTCTCAAAGTAATTTTGCGCCCACAGGTAGGCATAGGGTTATCAGGTGTCTAAACTTTCTCTTTAAATACATTGGAGTATTATTATGGCAAACACTAGCGTTAAAAATAAGCTCGACTCAGCTATCTCTAAGCTGATTGCGTTTCAACCTCTTTACGGAGAGGTATTCCTCTTTCTGAACAAGAAGGAGCGGCTGGACCTACCCACAATGGCGGTTGGAGTTATCCGCCGTGTAGACCTAGCACTATATTACAACCCCGAGTTTGTTCAGAAGCTAACCGCAACTGAGCTTCGCGGTGTGCTAAAGCATGAGGCTCTGCACATTCTGCTTCACCACCTTACTCGCTCAAAGCACTTCGCATATAACGCGAAGGGCTATAACATTGCTGCCGACAGTGCTATTAACTGTCACATTGAGGGTCTGCCAGAGGGGGCTGTTTATCCCTCTACACTTGGGCTTCCTGATAATCAGTCGGCAGAGTGGTACTATGAAAGTCTAAAGAAAGAGGCCGACAAAGAGGGCGGATTTGATGGACTTGGTGACAAGTACGGAGATACCGTTGACGACCACTCAATGTGGGGCGACTTTGATAGTGATATTGTCGAAGAGAAGATTAGAGGTATCGCAGAGAAGGCGATTAAGGCCCAGGAAAAGAAGGGTTGGGGCAACATTCCCGGTGGCATTGCTGCACAGATTATCGCCGCAAACAAGCCGAAGGTAAACTGGAAGAAAGAGGTTCGCTGGTTTATTAACAAGCTGGTAATGATGGGTCGAAAGAACACTCGTATGCGCCCTAACCGACGCTATGAGTTTCAGTCACCCGGAACAAAGCGCAATTATACAAGCAAGCTGCTTGTCGCTTTTGATACCTCTGGCTCTGTTTCTGATAAGCAACTGGAATACTTTGCGACAGAATTAAACGGAATGATTGACCACGTTGAAGTTGACTTCATTCAGTTTGATACTAAGATTTATGGTAAGCCTAAGCCCTTCTCAAAGAAGACTGCAAAGATTGCCATTAAGGGTCGCGGAGGTACGTGTTTCCATCCTGTGATTCAGCTAGTTGATGAGAAGAAGTATGACGGACTTGCTGTCTTTACAGATGGTTATGCCCCGTTCCCGGCAAAGCCGCGAGCAAGGGTTCTTTGGGCCGTATGTAAGCAGGATGAGGGAGTTAATTTTCCCTACGGAAAGAAAGTTGTTATTGACGAAAAGAAATAACTGTCTAAAATATACCAGAAGCTTTTGCTTCTGTTAAAAGGAGGCGAAGGGTTTAACCTTCGCCTCCTTTTTTTGGAGTTAATAAAGAAAATATGATACATGAAATATCAAAAACGCACAGTAGGATTGCTACAATCATAGTGGCATTTAATGCCGGGGCCAGAGTGGAAGAGAAAGGCGGATATAATCCTGGCATAGCTCATATGCTAGAACACTCCTTGTTCAAAGGAACGGCCGCAAGAACTGCATACGACATTCAGAGGCAAATAGGATTCTACGGCGGCCACTCTAATGCGTTTACATCGCATGAGGCGGTCGCTTATTATATTTCTGTTCCCTATGAAAATCTAGAACCATGCATGGACATTCTGTCGGATATGATTTTTAATCCAATCTTTCCAGATGAAGATGTAATTAGAGAGATAGAGGTAGTAAAAGAAGAGGAAATGTCATCATTAGACGCCGTCTCTTCATACATGTGGAATATGTTTTCTGATGAATTCTTTGATAACTATTTATCTAATCCAGTAATCGGAACACAGGAGTCTATATCGAAATTTACAGTAGACGAAGTAAGGCGCTTCCATGCTCAATTTTGCAACAGAAAAGATGCTATAGTTTCTATCTGCAGTAATCTGAACAAGAAGAATTCAAAGGCTCTTCTAAATAAATACTTTGGTAAGGCGTCTGGAAGAACTAGAAATCCACACAAGTTTAAGGGGTCAAACTATCTCGGCAGGCGATACGGGGAGCTTGTTAAGGGCGGAGTGGAGCACTCTTATGTTTGGTTGGCTATGCCGTCCGTTCCGACGAACTCTGAGATTGATAGCGAAATCATGGTGCTATCAGCTGTCCTAGGAAGAGGTATGGATTCTAGATTATTTGAAGAGGTAAGAGAGAAGCGCGGATTGGTATATAGTATCTCTGCCGGAACAACAGACTTCCAGGGTGGAGCCGCTTCTATGATTGAGTTTTCTACAAGAGAAGAGAATATAACTCCGGCTATAGAAATTGTAGACACGGAGCTAACTAGGATTAAATTGGATATGCCTAGTGAAGAGGAAGTTCAGAGGGCCAAGAATAAAATAAAGTCCTCTTTCTACTCTGCTATGGAAGATAGCTATAGCTTAGCTTTTTGGGCAATTAAGCGTAGGCTCGACGGGCTATCCTCTATCGAAGATCATATGAAGAGCGTCGAGGCGGTTACGCCGTCAGGTATAACTTCTGCTGCCAATAGAATCTTTGACCAAGAGAAACAGTTTACGGTTATCTGTAGGGGTGAATAAATGCAAGATTATTGGCTTTTTGTTTTTGCGACTGCTCCTGATGTTCCAATAATAGTTCAGGCGGTCTTTCCTCCTGAAATGGAAGAGGAAGCATTAGAGTTTGTGAATGATGGAAATGGATACAGAACAATAAGGAAATCAACTTGGAGATTCGGAAGAGTGCCAGAGTATGGAGATACTCTTCCTCTTTGAAGATTGCAAAATGAAGTTACCCCGCTTGTAGCGGGTGGGCCGAAAGGCAAGATTAAGTGGGTGGTTGCTTGATCAAATATTTAGAATAAGCAGATGTGAAGATTTTGCCCGAAGCATCAGGGCGAAGGGAGTTTTATTGTGAATTACGAAAACAGCGTAAAGCTTATCGGAGTATATGGAGCGGACGAACTACACGCCCTGTCTGCTTGGACAAGCACAAGTCGTGAGTTGACAGATAAGAAGAGGGGCCGGATTGGAAATCTCTTGTCTATGCTGGCGAAAGAAGGCCACCATAGTCCGTTCGAGAAGTCAAGTCTACATTTCTTAGTTAAATCAGACATTGCGTCACACATTCACCTTCTAAAGCACAGAATAGGTGTGAGCTTGAATGGTCAATCGGCACGTTATCGGGAATTTGTTTCTGATGACTATTACATTCCAAATGATTGGCCTGTAGCACAGCAGTGTGCGCTTAGGGCACACATAGAGGCGTCTTTCTTGAGGTATCATTCTTGTATTGAACGATTAGAAAAGTCTGGAGTTTCAAGAAAGAGGGCGAAAGAGAGCGCCAGATTCTATCTTCCATATGGAATCCAAATTACATGCGATGTTATGTTTAACTGGAGATCATTCGCTCACTTTCAGAAACTAAGAAACAGCGAGCACTCTCAGGTAGAAATTAGAACTATAGCTGAAAAAATGCTAACGCTAGTTGCTGCCGAAGGGAGTTTTCCACTAACGATCAAAGCAATGAAAGAGGCTGGTATGCTTCCAGATGGGATTATTTAAAATGAAGTGGAATAAGAGAACGGTCTGGTCTGCTGGTGATGGATTCTCCAGCGTAGAGATAACAAAAGATAGTTCCGAGAAATATAGTTGGGTTATAATGAGGTATGAGCTAGACCTTGGGTTTGGCGATACCCCGCCAGTCTGTGTTGCAAGAGGCTACTGTCGCAGTCTAGCAGAAGCGAAGGAAACTTCTATGGAGATTTATAAAAATGCCGCATGAATTTGACGGACAAATAGTATTGGGCGATCATTGTAACTGCTGCAACAAAACGGTTGAGTGGTTTCACATGCCAGACTCACTCGCAGACGCGTGCAAGGACTGCGGCTTTGTAAGAATTGATATAAGGCGTAAAAACGAAGAGGGCATTTGGGAGTATGAAGCTGGCGCAACTATCCAAGAGTGGTTAGATGATGTTTACGGAAGTAAGGAGGAAAAATAAAATGGACTCAGCGACACTTCCGGCCCCCAAAGAGAGGAATCTTTATCTTCCGAGTCAGGTTGATCAAAAGTCCATGAATGATTTGACTAAGAGCATTGTTTTGATAAACGAACATGATGCCTTTCTAAAAAAGATGTATGGAATATATAACATAAAGTATGTTCCAAATCCTATTAAGATGTATATTGATTCTTACGGTGGGGCAGTTTACCAGTGCTTGGGATTGCTTGGCATTATGGAGAGCAGCAAGACTCCCATTTACACAATCGTAACTGGTGCGGCAATGTCTTGTGGCTTTATGATTCTTATCTCTGGACATAAGAGATTCGGATACGCCCACTCAACTCCACTGTATCATCAGGTATCAACCGGATTCTGGGGAAAAATACAAGACTTAGAAGAGAAGATTGTAGAAACCAGAAGGCTTCAACAAAAGATTGAGGATATCACTTTAGAGAAAACAAGCATTACAAAAAAGAAGCTCAAAAAGATCTTAAAGAATAAGATTGATTGGTTTATGACCGCAGAGGAAGCTTTATCTCTTGGTGTTATTGATGAAGTTTTGTAATGAGATAGGATTTGCAGGAGCATAGAATGAAGATAATCGTAAAAATGCTTTTTGGAAGCAGAGTTTATGGCACAAACCTGCCCACCTCAGATACAGATTACAAGCAGGTATTTTTGTCCAGCTTTGATGACATGGCTTTGTTCAAAGGAAAGAGAATCACCGCATCGACTAGCTCTGCCGGAAAAAATACATCAGAAGATATTGATATGGAATCAATTGAATTAGGAAGATTTCTAGATCTTTGTATGCAAGGTCAAACCAACGCAATAGATATGCTGTTTACTCCGGAAGAATTCTGGATTGAAAGCTCTCCTATTTGGGATAGAGTTATCGAGCTTAAGCCACATCTGTTAAATAGGAAGATCAAAGCTATGGCAGGATATTGTCGCAGCCAAGCATCGAGATATTCTGTTAAGGGAGATAGGCTAAATGACGTAGAGGCTGCTATAGATTTGTTTGAGAGGCTTCCACCAGAAGATAGATTGGAGCTTCACATAGATGCTTTGGGATCTCTATGTTCAAGAGAGCATATAGAGTTGCGAGAAATTGAAGTTGGCACAGGTGATGGCAAAAAGATTCTAGCCCTTACGGTTTGCGGGAGATATCTCCCTATGACAACAAGGATAGGCTATTCTCTTGACAATGTCTTATATCCGGCTAAGAATAAACATGGGAGGCGAGCTAGGGCCGCTGCCGATGCAGATGGAGCAGACTATAAGGCTATGATGCACGCACTAAGAGTCGCTGGCGAAGCGATTGAGTTAATGAGGACGGGAAATATAACCATGCCTCTTTTGGATAGAAGTTTTTTATTAGAGGTTCGCAAGGGAGATATTCCAGCTAAAGAAGTTTCTAATGAAATTGATAATAGGCTGGAGTTACTAGAGAAGGCTGTTGAAAATAGCTCTCTTCCCGAGGAATCTAATAGAGAGAAGATAGAAGAGTTCATTATCAATATTTATAAAGAACATTTTGGAGTTACAAAGTAATGAAAAAGTTTCTTTTAATAGCAGGAGATAATTATTATCCAGAGGCCGGAACTGAGGACTGGATAGCCACGCTCAAAACAGAAGAAGAAGCCGCCTCTGAGGTCACTCCTAAGACGTCATTAGATCACTGGCTTGGAGCGTGGGAAATTCGCGGGTGCCATTATGATTGGTATGACATTATTGACTTGAGAGAATGGGTTAATTAATGAAAATTAAAATAACCATAGATTATATCCTTACTCATGAAACGGAAGTCGATATAGATTTGAGCGACTTCGATATAAATGATAAGGGAGCAATTGATGAATATCTTGTTACAGAGGCGGCCAAAGGTTTGTCTCATGGCGAAGTTGTAGGGTGGGAATATGATGACTCTGCAATTAGTAATTTTCTAAAAGAAGAATTTAATAAGGCTTGGGATAAAAAATTGATAGCAACAGACTTGCGTTCTAGCAAAGAGGGAGAATAATATGGGAGCACATGATTATATCATTAGAGTAAATGCATCAGACAGAGAGGGTGTTCGGACGGCATGGGATAACTGTGTAGAAGAAGATACCTATGAGTCTGGCTCTGGTGCTTACGCCGGTAACTCAACAACCTTCGCCCGAGGGGTTCGCTTTCAGGGTCATAGCTTTAACTCTGAATCTGAAGCTCGAGATTATATCTTGGAGTATCATAACAAGCGAGATAGCGCTATTGCATGTTCCTTCTTTGTTCCCCTTTCTCTAACAGAGAGGTAAAATAAGAAGATTGAAGATGCAAAGTTAGTGCTGAGAAAGACCAAAGAAAAGAAGTATCACGGAATGACGACTTTGTGTGAATCATTTTTCAACAGAAAATCAACATTTGTCGGGTGTTCAACATGCTCTTCGCGTCTTAACTTAGACAGACTTAAAGCAAAATATAATTTCCCAATTAAGTCAGAAGCATTGTCAAGTTATATATCTTATCCGCAACTTCCAAAGTGTCCGCTTTGTAGCTCTAACTTACTTAGCGAGACAGCTGTCAAGAGAGTGGCTTCTTGGTCAGAAAAAGAGTCTAAGGCGATAGCGAAAGTGGAGGATGCTGGCGCGCAAAGGCCAAGCAGGAAGATAGCTTGGGTTGTCGGCGGTTGGGCAGCTTGTTAGATGAGCGACGTACACACCGAGCATTGCTGCTCTGTTCATGGATGTAAATATGGTAATCGCGAAAACGATTGCACGGTGGAGTCTGGGGAGAAAAGACAAAGCTTTCTATGCGAATATTGCCATGATACAATTAGTTTTTTTGAGAATGCTAAAGACGAATATTTTAATGTAATAGCATTAAAAAAACTGCTGAAGTGTGTCAAAAATGGAAGTCCAAATACTCAAAAGGAAGATTGACGAACGATGCGGCGGGGCTTAACCTCGCCACGAGGATGAAAAAGAATGAAATTTAAAGAAGCATTAAGCTATGGAGACGTTTTAATTGCGCCTCAATATTCAGATATACGCAGCAGGAAAGAAGTTAGCACGACCACTTTGCTTGGCGATGTTGAATTTAGGCTGCCGATTATATCAAGCCCAATGGATACGATCACAGAAGAAAAAATGTCTATAGCAATGGGCAAGGCTGGCGGTCTTTCAATTGTTCACAGGTACAACACGCCTGAGCGGCAGGCTTTGATTGCAAAAAAGGCCATTAGCTCAGGAGCCGTAACGCATATAGCTGCCGCAATAGGAACGTCAACAGATGAGCTTCAGCGTGCGCGCACACTCGTAGATGCTGGCGTTAGAACCATCTGCGTTGACACGGCACATGGCGATCACATTCTGATGAAGACTGCTTTAAGAAATTTGAAAAAAGAATTTGGAAGTTTGATTCATATAATGGCCGGAAATGTCGCAACGAAAGATGGATATGAATCTTTGGTTGATTGGGGAGCAGATAGCATAAGGACGGGAATAGGTTCAGGCAGCATCTGTAGCACAAGAATTCAGACGGGACACGGAGTGCCTGCGTTACAATCTATTATCGATTGTTCTCAGTCAAGTTATTGTGCGCCAATCATCGCAGATGGTGGTATTCGCAACTCTGGAGACATAGTTAAGGCTCTTGCCGCAGGAGCAAGCTTTGTAATGATTGGCTCACTGCTCTCTGGAACGGACGAAACTCCTGGCGAAATACTTATAACGAATGAGGGCAGAGTTAAGTCTTATCGAGGAATGGCCTCTAAAGATGCTCAGATGGATTGGCGCGGGCGGCAAGCCTCGGCAGAGGGCATAGCAACGACCGTACAATACAAGGGGCCTGTGGCAGACGTGTTAGCCGATTTGGAAAGAGGTATTCGCTCTGGACTTTCTTATTCTGGAGCGAGGACTGTTCGAGAATTGCAAGAAAAGGCCATCTTTGTAAGACAAACTAACGCTGGACAGTTCGAGAGTTCTACACATATTTTGAGCAAATAAGGCAAATATGATAATGTTTTCACCACAGGAGGCTGCCGTATTAGACCTAATTGTTAGGAGGAAGAACGCCGGATTAGGTGCGACTGAGGCAACGATTAATCTTCTAGAACAATTGGGAGGCAACTCGTTAATTGTAGCGAGCATTATTCTTTACGGGGAGTCACCTGATTCAAACTATAAGCTTGTCAAAATGGCAAACTCTTATTCATCTCGTTGGAAATAGCAAGAATGACAATATATAAATCAAAAAGAGATGGAAAGCTGTATATTTTAAGCAAGCATTCTCCTCCCAAATATACCGGCAGTTGGATTGAATGTGCAGAGTATTGTTTTCATAGAGGTCAAATTTCTCCGTGGAAAACAATTCCGGATTATAAGAGGAACGACTTTTATATAGTTAGAGAGGTTTAGGGAAATTATGTTTGTATTAATTGGATTTAAAACTGAACGCGAATATGGCTATGGCGGATGGACTGATAATGTTTCTGAGACTGAAGAAAACATTGCCCTCTTTGATGCAAGAGAGCAGGCTCTAAAATATATTGAAGACTCTACGCTAGCTAGCGCGAAGACCGGAAAGTATATGTCAAGTGTTCAGAAGGGTAGATTTAAGTTTAAGTCCTCCTCTCTTCTTCACTATTATGATTCAGCCAATGTTTCGACATACTACCCGGAAGAACTTCCCCTTAACCCGGTCTTCATATAATTTTTGGGTTAATAGAGAAAATGTTCAAATATAACGATTGCTGTAAAATAGAGAACAGAGGGTTTGTTTATCTGGCTGAATTGCCGCCACAAGATATACCTCAAGTGGGAGACTTAGCTTTGGTTGACCAAATTCTGCAAAGAGTCAGAGCTATTGAGGATGTTCGGCTTTCAGCTCCCAAACCAAATCTTGTTTCAGTGGGGATCTTTTTTGAATCACTTGGAGAGGCGTAGGTAGAAAATGAAAAATAAGTATACAAATACTAAGTTTATTATTTACGATAGAGTCGTAGATCACACAGAAGATTGCCCTTGGCATCAAGACTGGCACGCATGTAATTGCGGAGCCCTAGATTTACCGGAGAAAGAAAATGAGTGAGAAAGAAATGGGAATCTGCACAGGTTGCAAGAAAGAGTGCGATAACCTAAGCCAAGTTGGGTCACGCGGGCCTCGGCGCGTTACTTTGTGCGAAGACTGTATGACGTGGGAGGCTCGATTGACTATGAAATATTCAGATCTCTTGAGCAATTGCTACCCCCTGCGTTGGAGAGGGGTGGTCGAATCTTCTTGAGGCAATGTGCGCGCATATTGAGCACTACCTTAAGTACACGGGAAAGGCCATCATAGAGGACGGTGCAGAACCGCCTTTGAACGGTCACTATATGCACTCGTTTTATTTTTGTCAAATAAAAGAAAAGTTTGGAGGACTCAGAGCCTATTTTAACGGCGGCGATGATTTTATCTCGGGAGTGATTACTTTTGCAGAGACAATGTCTTACGAAATCTGCGAGACTTGCGGAGGAAAAGGTAAGCTCAGAAGAACTGCTTGGAACAGCACTCTCTGCGATAAACACTATGAGGAAAGAGTTATTTTTGATAATGCAAAGAGGCAAGAGCTTAACGAGCAGCAGCTAGACATGTGGGATAAGACTGAAAGGATTGAGCAATGAAAACTACAATTGAAATTAACCAATGGTTACAAGATGCGATTGTTAAGAATCTTATGGATATTGTCCGGGAAGAGGTCGGGGATGAATATTGGATAAATTTTGATTCGGCAGAGTATGGAGTAATCACTATTGAGTGTAAACGCAGAGGATTACGCGGATGGGAATATGATTGTGTAAGAAGGACCTTTGATTACCGAGAAGCACTGAAACTTTATCTTAATGGAACCGAATAGGAGTTGAAAATGAAAAAAAGATTACACCCATATCTAGCACCGCATCCTGGCCCCGGTATTAATGACAGGGGAAATGAAAAATATCACGGAGGACATTTTAATCTATTTGGATTGGAATTAGATGTCTCTTGGGATGAAAAAGAAGAATCTTGGATGGTTTCTGGCACATGCATTATGAATGACGAAGAAATGAGTTCCTCTTTAGAGGGCTTGGTGAAGGCGTTACCACTTGAGACTGTGGCGATGGTGTTTGGCGATGAAAAAGAAGTCACACTGAGCGAGGTTCTTATTGAAGGCAACGATAAATTCTTTTGGGATGATTCAGGAGCAAGGTGGATGATTGGAACAGAGACTGGAGCCAACAATGGATCACATCTGGGCAGCACCATTTGTGTGAGAATCGTTGGACTAACAGACCTTCCATCCGGCGAGGTAAGACTATTTAAGAATAGTACTCTTGTTTATGTTTATCCTAAAGAGAGAAATAAGATATGTCTAAAATAAAATGGATTGTTGACGGAGATTATTCTAGGTAAAATGATTATGGCTTCTGGTATTAAACCAGAACAAACTAAGGAGAGTAGATATGAATTCTATTATATTAGAGATTAGAGCCGCCGAAGGCGGCAGGGACAGCAAACTTCTTGTTAAAGATCAATTTGGAATTTACGCCAAGGTCTGTCGCCGGAACTCTCTTTAGCTTAAGCCTAATAGATTCTCGTCCAGGGATTATAATCGCCCTAGTAAAAGGGAAGAATGCTTTAAAGATGTTTGGCAGAGAAGCGGGGGGGTCATCGTTTTCAGAGAGCATCCCCTACTGACAAAAGAGGGCGAATTCATACTTCAACAATAACTGTTGCAGTTTTAGAGGAGCCTAAGCAGGCTGACATAAAGATTTTAGAAAAAGATCTTGAATGGAAAACCTGTCGTGGCTCTGGAGCGGGAGGTCAGCACAGGAATACAACTGACTCTGCTGTTCAGCTAAAGCATATCCCAACTCAGATATCTGTGCGATGTGAGCAGGAGCGCTCTCAACGCCTGAATAAAGAGAACGCCTTAAGATTGCTTCGGGCAAAGCTTTATGAGATAGAATCTGATACGCTTGGGAAAAAACGCTCAAGGATTAGATCCTCTCAGGTTGGCTCGGGAATGAGGGGAGATAAGATTAAAACTTATCAGATTCAAAGAGATAAAGTTACAGATCACAGGACTGGCAAGGTTACTAAATTTAGTGATCTTTTAAAGGGAAGGTTGGAATAATGGAGAAATAAATGAGCAAAGTAAAACATCCGAATCACTATCAGAGCGGCGCTGCCCAGGGAGACTCTTCGGTTTATGAAACGATTAAAGTTATCGAAGCATGGGACCTGGGATTCCATTTGGGAAATACTGTTAAGTATATATCTAGGGCCGGAAAAAGCATGACAATGTTCTGGAAGATTTGAAGAAGGCAAGGTGGTATCTGGACCGCTTAATCGAGACTCGTGAAAAGGAATCTGCAACGAGTCTTGACGCAACAGTTCCCGCGCCTAAATTGTAGTTGAAGCCGCTCGGCAAGTCGTCGGGCGGCTTTCCGGGCAAAAGCTTTGCATAAATTCGTGAGGCGCTCTGAGAACTATGACAAGATACCTTAATATTCTTGATTATTAAAACATAATAAAGTATATTATGGAAGAGGATAACCTGATGCAACTGACTGAGCTGTTCCGTACAAAGGCCCTGTAGCGGATATACTGAGTGATTTAGAGAGGGGCATTCGGGGTGGGCTTTCATACTCGGGGGCAAGAACAATCGGTGAGCTACATGAGAAGGCAAGGTTTGTCAGGCAGACCGGCGCAGGGCAGCATGAAAGCTCAACACACATTCTGAGCAGGTAAGTAATGGCGAAAATAATCTCTAAATGCAGAGAGTGTAATAAGGCCTATACAACATATGATGTTGGATATAATGCTTTTTGCTCAGTAGGTTGTGCGGCAGATTACCAGTCATGGGGGCCAGAGGATGAATCTGCAATCTGTGATGCCTGTGGAAATCAATCAAATAACTTTGAAGTAGTAAACTCGCCAACAATTGCGGGAGTAGTTGTCTGTCAAAGATGTATAGATAAATCAAAACTTATTAAGGAGAAAGATAATATGAATAATCCGAAACCAGTTCCAACTCCGTATACCACCGTTTGCGTATCAGGCGGATTTGACCCAATTCATGTTGGGCATGTAAGAATGATACAGGACGCATCAGAGTATGGGAATGTAATTGTAATCTTAAACTCCGATGAATGGCTAATGAGAAAGAAGGGTTATGTCTTTATGCCATATGAGGAACGACGTGAAATCCTAGAGTCTATAGCGAGAGTCCATTCTGTGTGCTCTGTTGATGATTCGGACGGAACAGTGTGTACCGCCTTGGTAGATATAAATCCAAACTACTTCGCTAATGGCGGAGATAGAAAGCAGGATAATACGCCAGAGGTCACCTTGTGCGATGTTCATGGCATAGTATCTTTGTGGAACATTGGTGGTGACAAAGTTCAGAGTTCTTCTAGGTTGACAAATAATATATCAAGTGAACATATTATCGAAGACGCAGACAAGGAGGTTATTTAAATGCCAAAAAAGAAAAAGTTTACCAGTTATATGACTTATTATGTAGTAACAACTGATACTAATAACGATGGAAAGATTGGTGTAATTGAAATTCATGCAGCTGGTCCGCTTAAGCAGGGAAGCTTAGAGGATATGCTTCTTGAGCAAGAAGAGTTTCGCGGCCTAGAGATTGATATGATAATTTCCGAGACTGATGTTCCGGCCTTTACTCTGAGATCCCAACCATATTTAGATCCACTATAGGGGAAAAATGACAATTTATATAGTTACAGAAGAATCATATGCAAATGAGAACAGAATTGTTGCCGTGTTTTCTACGGAGGAAGCTGCAGAAGAATTCATTTATGAGAATGAGTCAGATGGGGATGATGTTGGGTTTTGCACAGAGGAATGGCCTGTCAATGGAGACTTCGACAGATGAGCAAAGTTGATCATCCGAGCCACTATCAGTGCGGGGAAAGATTGTCGGACGGCTCGTCTACTTATGAGGCAATCAATGTTATCGAAGCGTGGGAGCTTGGATTTAATCTAGGCAATACTGTTAAGTATATCTCTAGGGCCGGGAAGAAGCATGAAAATGTATTAGAAGATTTGAGAAAAGCAAAGTGGTATCTGGATCGACAAATAGCCTTATATGAGGGCGAATCTAAAGGTTGACTTGCCGCTTCAAATATCCTGCCTAAAATATAATTGAGGCGAGCAGCGAAACGAGCGGCTCGCTCCTCGGGCAAAAGGTTCACAGGGTTCCTGCGCCCCGCCTCAATTCGGCATAGACTAACTTAAAAAATATTGATATTTAAATATAAATAAAGTAAACTATATCTAAATGGAAGAAGAATGCATTTAACTGATTTGTTAATATTTTGTCTAAGTTCCGCTGGAATAACTATAATAATAGTTGCATCAGATCTTATGGCTCCAGTTAGAAGGCTTTTATCCAAAAGTCTATGGCTAGAAAAGCTCATAAACTGCTCCATGTGTACTGGAGTTTGGGTCGGTGCACTTTTGTCCTTGTATTTTGATATCAATCCAATCATTGGAGCATCAATTGCAAGCGTCACAAGCTGGTCCATTCATAATATTGTTGACGCAGCTAACTCAATTGCTGCAAATCTTGATATCCCTATTGAAGACGAGGAATAAATTGATATGAAAGATGTAAAGGATGTAATTAGCAGGGTTTCTATTCCGGCTAGAATTTTGGAAATGCTATGGACAGATGATGAGTTTTTCAGAGAGGTTTCTTCGAATAAGAAAGTTTCTTCTTCTGGAAAATTTCCAAGGTGTGATCAGTGGTGTGATGATAGCGGCTTTCATATGGCGTTTGCTCTTGCGGGATATTCTCCAAAAGATGTCACACTTGAAGTCGGGGGCAGTGAGATTTGTATAACTGGATCTGGAACAAAGCTGACTTCAATTGGGCCGGCAGAAAATATTCGAACTGAGCTCGGCAATGCTGCTTCTGTTATCGAGGTTCTGGCGACAAAGGTGGAAAGTGGTGTCGATATCGAAGAGTATCCGGCTAAAACTCCGAATATTATTGTTCAAAAGGGCATGATAGTTCGCGGCATAGCCAGAAGAAACTTTAAGAGTAGATTTTATATAAACCCTTCATTTGATGTCCAAAAGGCGACGGCATCAATGAAGGATGGCCTTTTGGAGCTTACTGTTCCTAGGAAAGAAGAAGTAGCATCAAGAATTATAAGCATAAAGGAGCTTTGAAATGTTAGAGATTAAGTCTTTGTTGACCGAAATGGTCAGAAATATTGTTGATGACGAAACCTCGGTTCAAGTAACTCAGACCGAATCCGATAAAGGCTTCCTTCTGGAAGTTAGAATTGGAAGGGATGATGTTGGGAAGGTCATTGGAAAGCAGGGAAGAATTGCTGCAGCGCTAAGAACTGTGATTAAAGCTACTGCGGCGAAAAAGGGCCTTCATGTCATGGTCAATGTGTTTAACAAGCCATTGGGAGAGGAATAAGGGGGCATTTTGAAGTGGAGAGAAAAATGTATAGAGTATCCCGGCGTAATGTTCGGATCCTCACTAAGAAGTGCAAGAAAGCGAGCCTCCAAAAGGCAGCTGCCATTCACCATTACAAGAGAGTATATAGAAGATCTGTTCGTCAAGCAAGACGGACGATGCTTCTACTCTGATATAGAACTTAATATAGTGAAAGTTAATGGGAATCATGTACATGATCCACTGAAAATGTCATTAGACTGTATTGATCCAGAGAAAGGATATATAGATGGGAATGTTGTTTGGTGTGCATATTGCATAAACTCATTTAAGCTTAAAATGCCGGTAAATGATATGCTGAAAATCTGTAGGCAAATTATCAAAAAAGCAGATAAAAAATAATGGACTTTTGAATTATGTTATATAGAGACGGAGGGTTGACGAAATTTGAAGAGAAGGTAAATGAAATATATCAAAATTATGGTATTGATACCAAGAGCATGGATGAAAATGATTTAATTGATGTTTATAATTATTATGCACAGAAGCCAAAAGAATTGGACGCAGACCTAGATAAGTCCAGAAAATTTTATGGGAAATTTGATAACGATATACTTTGATTTACTATTAATAATTATAGCCTTATAGATATAACACACGTGTTCATGCGTGCGTGAGGACAAGTTGAACTTATGATAAACAAGAAAGAATTGGCAAAAAGAATTGCTTCGAAGACTCTACTCTCTCAGAAGGAGGCATACCAAGTGTTGGATGCAACAATCGCCTCGATCTTAGAGGGCCTAGAGGAAGACGGAGAAGTATCAGTTGTTGGATTCGGAAAGTACTACCTATATACTCACGCCGCGCGGCCAGTTAGAAACCCAAAAACTCAAGAAGAAATGGTGTTGGACACTTATCAATCAGTGAAGTTTAAGGTTAGTGATAAAATTAAAAAGCATTTTAAGAATATCAAATAAAATGGCGAATATTTATGGGAGCCTATCTTAAATGGCCAACGATACCGACACTCAATTAACTAGATATACATCCGCCGTGACAATTGTCACGGCGGATGTAATGAACCGTTTGTACGGCGGAGAATACGGATATAATACAGTCGTTGATGCGTTTCACCCACTTGTCGCTGGACACGTACACGATGGCACGCACGCGAACGGACGCTCCTCTAAAGTCCTTTTAACAGATGGAGGCCATGTGCGAGGCCAGTTGGCTCACGCAAACCTCGGAGGATACAACGGGACAATTCCGGCAGTTCAGCATGTCAATATCCAAAGCTATTCTGATCTTGTATATGGATCCCCGGCGTCAAGAAGGGCTGCTGCGCTTCTATCTGGAGATCCATTGGTTAATCTCGCCATACCGGAATACATAGAAAACCCGGTTAGCGGTGAAAAGAAATACTACTTAGACCTATCTTCCTCTGCTGGTGGATCAGATAAGAACGTTCAGTTTAATGATGCTGGTGCGTTCGGCGGCGACAACGGATTTGTTTACGACTATGATACTAGCCGAGTAGGCATAGGAACAGTAACTCCAGTTAGGGCTTTGCACATTGTAGACGCAGTTAATCCGCCAATCAGAATTACCGGAATTCCATCTGGATCTGGAGGAACTCCGCTCGGTATAGATGCTAACGGAGACTTCTATACAGATGCTGCAATTGGTGCTTATACTGCTGATGGACAAGGAATTGAATTAACTGGATCTGAGTTCTCTCTTGAAATTGATGTATCTGGCGATATAGTTTTGGCCAAGACCGCCGCAGGGATTACAGCGCTTAATGACGCTGCTTGGTGGGATGCTCGAAAGATTCAGGGTGTTACAGTTGCGAGCCCGCTTGCTCCGAGCTCTGGTGACGTTCTGGTTTATGACGGAGTAAGCGAGTTTGTTTCGCAGGCTCCCGCTGAACAAAATTTATTTTCCACAGTAACTGTTGCCGCTGACGGAGGAACCGCCGCTGGAGGCCCCGTTGAGGCGGATAGTGCAACAGATACCCTCAACTTAACTGCTGGTGCAGGAATTACTTTAACAGCGACTGCCGGGACCGACACGGTGAAGATAGCGGCAGGTGCTCCATCTGGAGTTCCGACAACAACGGCGACACAGGTTATGCCACACAATTTATGTTCTCACGGGGCTAATCCGTCAGATGACAAAATATACTCAGGCACTGGAACTGCAGCTGGCGATGTTTGTGCCCTTTCGAAAAATTATCCTGCTTCCGGTTCCTATTATGCGTCTTTCCCTGTTGCTGTTCCGAAAAATGCATCCGGAGCTAATCCGGCTAGCTTTGTAGTAACTACGGCGTGGGTAGGGGAGGGCTCCCAGCCCGACGGGGAAATAGCTACAGGAATGTCTTATAGCGATAGCGGCGGAATTGATGTTCAAGTTCAGGGCGATCCCTTTTCGTTTACTTGGGCTGCAGACAACGTCCAAACGCTAATAGTAGGGAATCTTAAGGTCGGAATAGCTACTCACGCTAGTGTTGCGCTAGCAACTAGTAACACTGGATATATTCATATTCGCATTGGAAGGATTGGCGAGCACGAAGAAGATGAATATGAAGATGACGTACACCTTATATACTGTCAGATTGAATGGACTTGGTAATCATTGTGGGTTTGGACATAACGGCCAATTAATCCTAGCTATATTGTTTTGATTCTGCCGCATAAGTCGTAAGGCTATAGGAAATTAATGGATGTTTTGATCTTATTTGGCTGTAACGGCCATGTCGAAGAGTCTGGATTTATTTGCTGCAATTCTATAGTTAACCCAATCGTAGATCTATCAAAAGTTAAAAAAGAAACCAGAGAAAAGGCTTCCCACTTTTTGGGGCATGCATGTAATCTGTTTGATGCTCCGTGCAATGATCATAACAAGTGTGTTAATATAATAAATTTTTTATACAGACAATTCGGTATTATAAGCGAAGAAGGACTGCGTGAAATACAGGCTTTTCTAAGAATGCATAAAAGATGTGGCATATATATAATGCTGATATCAAAGGAGGGCTTCAATGTCTGATGTAAGGGTTCCTACAAATAATCGATATTTAGATTCAAAAAAAGAGAAGGCACGAAACGATACAGAGGCAGCCTTCAATGATTACAAAAAGCTTCTTTCAGATAAGACACATCCTGATAATCAAACACCTGGATATCATAAAAATGTTGTATCTACCTTGAATAGGTTATTGGTGGCAGCAGATTCACTAGATGAGGCAAACCCAGGAGAGGGAATCTTTGGCCTTATAGTTCTATCGCTAAGATCGTCACTAAAATTAAGAGATGATAATATTAAGTTAGCCTTAGAGATAAGAGAGCTTAAGAGGGAAATTGATAGGGTAAAGAAAAATCAGGGAGCGAAATGATAGCTAAGGAAAAATTAATCTCATTAATTCTTGAAAAGATATCAAAGAATAATGAAATTATTAGACTCCTGAAAGATGAGGCTAGCAAATTTTCTCTGGACCCCACAAAGGACGGTGCCTATATTGCACGTATAGGATATCGTGCGGCGCTGCAGGACATTCTAGAGGAGGTTAAGAGTATTAATGTCGGAAGAGAACCGGGTCCAAATTTTCGAGAAAACAAAAGAAGATAATTTAAAGAGCCTGCTTACTGCGTTTAAAATAAAGGTTGACTCCGTTTTTTTAGAGGAAAAAGAATATTTCGATATATATGATATATCATTAAAGCAGGGAGAGAGGGCTCTAAAGATAGATCGCTCTCTAAGGGACTTGGGCACTGCCCTCAGAGCTTACTCTTATCCGACTGGCTTTACGGCAATGAACAGCGGAGTGTATAGACTTCATATACAGACTCGGCAGATTCCATCGCCATCCTTTGCAGAAACGTATCAGACCTTAAATAGGGAGCACTATGTTCCTGTGGCCCTCGGCGTTGACGCACACGGAAACACTATAAGTTTAGATCTTAATAAGATGCCAAACATTCTAATAGGGGGAACTACTGGCTCAGGGAAGAGCGTGCTATTGCATAACTTTATATTGTCACTAATTGGTGGCGACTCAATCATCTACCTTATAGATCCAAAGATGGTCGAGTTCTCTTGCTACAAGGGAGTCTCCTCTGTAAGGAGAATTGTGCATTCAGCAGAAGAGGCTACAGATATAATAGAAGATATCACCAAAATAATGGAAGAGCGTTTTGTTTTCTTGCAGCGATCAAAAACAAGAAGTGCAAAGGAATATAACGCGAAAGCAAAGCGAAAAACATTTATGGAGCCAATTGTCTTAGTTATTGATGAGTGGGCAGATCTAACCTTGCAAGATAAGTTGATACAAAAGAAGCTATGTTTGTTGGCTCAGAAGGGCCGTGCCGCAGGTATATCTATAATTCTGGCGACCCAGAGGCCGTCAGCAACCGTTATATCCGGCTTAATGAAGGCAAACTTTCCAGCAAGAATTGCTCTAAAAGTTGCATCTGCAGTAGATAGCAGGGTTATATTGGACACCGGTGGGGCAGAAAAGATATCTGATATTGGAACTGGGCTATATTTGGACGGAACATTATCAGAGCCTAAATTATTTAGGGCCCCAAACATTATTGACATTGATACAGAGCTAGATAACTTGGGTGTTAAAAGGAGGATACGCCCACTCTGGGAGAGGATTTTGTTTTGAGACGTTTTTCTAAAAAAGAGATATTATCTTCTCTGAGGATTTCTGATATAGCAAGTAGTCAGGGAGTCTCTATGATCGAGACTAACAGCGGCAACTTTACGCATAAGTGTAAGTGTCCTGCCGTAGATCATAAGTCTGGATTAGAGAGAACTGGTTCGCTATATATTGATAATATCAATAATAATTTTTATTGTTTTGGATGTGGGGCCTCAAATAACGTTATAGATTTTTACATGCTTTGCACAGAGAAAAGCTTTTCGGAGGCCTTGGAAGACCTGTCAAAGGTAGTTGATCCATCCAAAGTTAAGGTTTGCGCCGCAGAAAATAAGCAAAACAATTTCTCGGTCTTGCTGGAAATCTCTACTGAAATTAGAAAAACGCAGACAAATCATCAAGATGATCTAGAGTGGATTGGTCTTTTGATTAAAAAAATGGATTTAAAGTTGACCCTACTAGATCGTAAAGATGTTATTGGCGCTAGAGAGGTACAGAAAAAATTAAAGCAGATTTTAAAGCGGAGGTATCCAGGCGTATGAGAGTAATAGTGTGTGGAGATGTTCATATGGGCGCTGTGTTTGGGCTAGGGAGGCCAAACGGAACTGGCGGCAACACAAGGGTTGATGATTACGAAGCGAGTTTAAATTACGTAATTGATTACGTAATCGACACAAAGGCTGACATTTTCATTCAAACTGGTGATGTTTTTGAGTTTCGAGATCCCGAGCCTGAGCATATGGGAATTATAGATCGAGCGCTTAAGCGGCTATCAAATGCAAATATTGCGTCATTTATTTTGATGGGCAACCATGATTATAAACGAAGTGGAGAAAACTTTATCAGCTCAATTTCATCTTTGGGGGCTTGTGAATATCCTAATGTTAGAATGATTTTAAATCAAGATGTTATACAGGTGTCAAACAAAGATGATGAAAAAGTAAATCTACTTCTGCTTCCTTATCGAGATAAGCGCATGTACAAGGGCAAAAATACCCTAGAACAATCTAAGGAGTATGACCTTGAGGTTCAGTCTTTAGTTAAAACTTGCGAGCCAAATATCCCGATAGTTGCAGTTGGGCACAATTTCTTTTACGAAGGAAGCTACAACGCCTACGGCGGCGCAGAGGTTATGGCTGACCCGCTAGCCTTCACGGGGTGTGATGTAGCTATGATGGGCCATGTTCATCAGCATCGAATCGTAAGAACAAGCTCTCCAGTTTGCATATATACTGGCTCAATGGAAAAGTCAAACTTTGGGGATGCCAATGTTGATAAGTACTTTGTAGATTATGATATAAGCAGGAAGCGTGCCAAGTTCCGAAAAATACCAGTAAGAGGATTGCTGGATATGTCTCATGATTTAACTGGATCTGATTTTTCACAGATTATAAAGAACTTAGATGATGCGATTGGAGCTTTCGATATCAATGGGAAAGTGGTAAGGTTTCGAGTCGCCATAGACGAGCAAGTGTTGCCGGCTGTAGATAAGAAGAGCATACAGACAAAGCTTTATGATAATGGAGCGTTCTTTGTCTCAAAGGTTATTGTCGAAGTAGCTGCGAAACGAATCATTCGAGATATCGAAATTACCAAATATAAAGATGATTACTCTATGTTTAAGGCGTTTTCTGGATCACAAGATATTGACAAAGAATATAAAAAGATTTTGTTGAAAGAAGCCAAAACAATTATGGGAGGCATATGATTCCAATTAATTTAAAAATAAAAAACTTTTTCTCCCACAAGGAGAGCGAGATTGATTTTTCAAAATTTGACTCAGCCCTCCTGATTGGAAACACAGAAGGAGATTACACGAAGAGTAATGGATCAGGAAAGTCTGTGGTCTTTGAAGCTATTCTGTGGGGCTTGTTTAATAAATCTAGATCCATGATGATGGACGATATAATTCGGTGGGGCGAAGCCTCCTGTGCTGTAGTTATCGAATTCAAACATGAGGATAAAGTATATCGAGTAAACAGAACTAGAAATCGGATTACATCAAGCTCTGTTGTTGAGTTGAGCTATTTAGATAAAGCCGGGGACTGGATAGATATTTCCTGTTCTACATCTGGTAGCACGAACAAGAAGATCGAAGAAATCATTAAGCTTGATCATAAGACTTTTGTAAACTCTATCTACTTCCGACAAAATGATATTTCTGAGTTTGCAGAAGTGGAAGCTTCGAAGAAGAAAGAGATTTTAAAATCAATAGTTGATATATCAAGGTGGGATAAATACGAAAAGGAGGCCAGAAAAAAGGCCAAGGAAATTACTCTTGAGTGCAAGGTTCTTAAGAAATCAGTTGAAGAGTATGACGAAACCCACAAGGGCCTTGAGGGTGTTAGGCTTGAAATTGCTGAATCCAAATTAAAATCAGAAGCATTAACCAAGCGAAAGGGCTCATGCATTAGCGATGTTTCCTCTTTAGAGGAGAAGTATTTAGCTTTAAAGCGATCCCTTGATACGGATACTTATGATAAAGCTACAGAGGAGATAGCCACACTAAAGGCTAAAGAGGCTGGCCTTTCCAAACAGATTAAGGCATATACCGAAAAGATTAAGGGCTTGGAGCTGGAGAAGGTTCCGCTTTCGGGCACAGTTGAAAAGCTAAATAATTATTTAAGTGGTAAGAATATAGTAGAAGTTAGCGAAGATAAGCTTAGCGATTTAAAAGCTGAGCTATCGTCTAATAAGGTTGAAAAAAGTTCATCAGATGAGCTGATTAAAAATCTTAATGATATTAATATATCTCACGATCATTGTTACGTTTGCCGGCAGGAAATTGGACAGGAGCTTTATGATTCGCTAAAGTCCGATATTACCTCTAAGAAGGATGAATATTTAAAGAAACGAGGTATTGCTGCCGAAGAAATCGTAAAAATAGACAAAGAACTGAATCGTCTTCTGAAGACCCAAGCAGACAACAAGGAGATCACGAAGGCAACGGATCGGCTTGAGTCTGAGAATTATAAGTTAACAATAGTGAACGATAACATTGTTAAGCATAATGTTGAATTGGCCGACCTAGTGAGCCTTAGGGATAAAGCCTTAGGTCGATTGAAGACTAACAAGACCCTTCTTGAGTCTATAAAGAATGAGGATTTTCAAACGCTCCGAAAGCATATCAAGGCACTGAAGGCAGAAAAAGAAGATCTTACAGAAAAGATAACCAAAGAGGATATAAATATCGGGCGGCTTCTCGAAAGAGAAAGTAATCTGGCAAAGTCTTTTGAGAAGATATCAGAAGACAAAAAGAATATTTCCGCGAAACTGAAGAAAATAGCCGTCTTTGAAAAGCTTGGACGAATGTTCGGAAAGAGCGGAATTCAAGCAGTTCTGCTAGATACAATCATAGAAGACTTGGAAAAGACATCAAATGTAATTCTGGCCTCAATATGTAATGAGCCAGTAGCTATCGTGCTCGAAACACAGCGATTAGGATCGGATGGAGTTTCGACAATAGAAACGTTAGATCTTAAGGTCCAAAAGGATGGATATCTACAAAACTTTAAGTCACTAAGTGGTGGTGAGAAATTTAGAATTTCCTTGGCTCTCAGGATTGGGTTAAGCGATATGTCCAGTCGATACGGAGGCTCCTCGCTAGAGTTTCTCTTGTTGGATGAAGTAAACTCTCCGCTAGATCGCTATGGAGTTGAGACTCTTTTCGTAAATGTGATAAAAGCGCTAGAGGATAAGTATAAGATTCTGGTAATTACCCATGATGAATCATTGAAAGAAAAGTTTGATAACGTTGTTGACGTAACTAAAGTTGGCGGAGATAGTACTATCAAATTCGCCACAAGGTAACATGCTAATTTTATCATACAATATGCGGAGGCAATTATGATAAGCTTAACCATAGCCGAGAGTGAAGTGGAATTTATATCTGGCATTCCATCTTATATTACTTTCTCTACAGATGTTCCATCAACGGTCTATTACACATTAGACGGCGAAACCCCAGGTGTAAATTCCCTGATCGCAGTTGGCAAGGTTTATATGCCAACAAGCTCTCGCGGACTAACCCTGAAGGCTATAGCCATATCCCCAACAGATACCTCTGTCGTGACCACTAAAAAATACAGCACTGACTCCGAAGATTATAATGGTCCAAGAAGAATCGGTGATGAAGGGATATCCATACTTCCCCCGAGCGGGATAGTTCTGGAGAGTCTGTCATTTGATTCGTCGGGTGATGCCGCCCAAGAAACGGCGATAGCCTTTGTAGACCTAGATGTTAAGGCGTCAAAAGTATCCACTGATGGTGTTTGGGTTGAGGACGGAAAGACCTCTGTTCCTTTCGTAAATTTTCCAAAGGCTAATGATGTATCAGATCGATTTACTGTGTCCACAGTAAACGATAATGTTGAATTCGACCCAAGGGCCAAATTTATAACCATTGATGGCTCGACACAGGCGAAGCTAGACGAACAAGTTGTCAAGATCGTAAACCGGACGTATAGTACCTTTGGCCCCACGTCCAAATTTTATGACGAAAGATTGGGCGAGTCTGAGCCCCTTGTTACCGGGAATTATATTCGCAGCTTCTACGACGAAGCTAGGCAGCTTTTTGTATCTTATTACTGGGAAAGTCTAGAGTCTAGATGGATAAGGTCTGTTCAAAGAGCAGAGGGAACAGTTTCTAAAAATGGAGCTAGTAGTCGAAACCACTTTGTATATCGCTGGATCCAAGACAGATCTGTCAGTGGAGCCTTTTAATCCTTAGGAGTTTAATTTGTTAAAGTTATCTGTATCATCTATGGACACTTATAAAAAGTGTCCAAAACAATACCACTATAGGTATATCGAAAAACCTGATGTTGAGAAGCAGGTATGGGGATCTTCAGAATTTGGGTCATGTGCCCACCGTATTCTAGAGTTATTTCACCTTAAGGTTCTCAAGGAGAAAATTGAAGAGAAAGACTATTCGGCCCTAATGAAGCAGTGTTTTATAGAGGGTGTGAAGGAGTTTGACATAAACGTATTACAGGAGCCAACGTGGATGCCAAATGGAGAGCTGCCAGGGATGATTGCCCTCAGAAAGGTGATTCAAGATTATCTTTTTAAGTTAAAAGAAGAGGGCACTCCAGATGTGATTGGAATCGAATTGGATTACGCTTTTAACATAGATGAGAACACCTTGGTTCGTGGATTTATTGATCGAGTTGATCGTATAAGCCCAGGAATTTATAAGGTTGTCGATTATAAGACAAGCAAAAATCAAAAGTATCTAACTCAATTCCAGCTTCTGGTATATGCGGAGGCTCTAAATAGAAGATTTAAAGATGTCAAAAAGGTATATGGGTCTTATGTTCTACTTAAGCATGGCTGCACAACAAAGGATTTTACCTTTACTCATAATGATCTCGATAACTGTGTTGATACAATCATAAAGAGGGCTGAGTCAATCAATACAGATGAGACTTGGGTTAAAAAGCCAACAGTATTATGCGGATGGTGTGACTATCAGTCAATATGCCAAGATGCATGGGACAAGTAAGGAACCTCTATGGCAAAAGAATATGAGCAGTTTGTTGAGATGTATGATGAGAAGATTTTCGTTAACACAAAAACAAAAGAGGGATACGGCAAAGTACTAAAAAAGATAGATCCTCTTTTGTGCAAGTGGGCCTCTCGGACTTATATGTCCGGATATGGATTTGATGACATTAAGCAAGAGCTTTCCGTTATAATCATAGAAGGAATAAATGCTTTTGATCCAGATAAAAAGGTAAAGCTGAGTTCCTTTTTGCATAATCATTTAAAAAATAAATTAATATCAAAATTAAAAAGTATAAACAAATTATCGAATGATGCATATGGACTATCAGAAGAGAAGACAAAAAGTATTTGCTCATGTGGTGGAATCTTTTCGGAAAAGGGGAAGGAGAACATCTGCAAAGAATGTGGAAATAAATATGGACCAGTCTATAGAGGCTCAAGAGAGGAGCTTCTCTTTAGCTTAATGCCAAAGAGAAGCCAGTCTGACGGAGAAGAGTATCTTGATTTTGAATCATCACTCTCATCAACAGACGGAATGTTTTCATCAAATAAGTCTCCATATGATGAAGTACACTTAAACATGGCAATAGAGAGGCTTGGAGGTCAGGTTGACCCAAAGACTCAAACTATACTTAAGATGGTTTGCTTGGAAGGATTTTCGATTGGTGATGCAGCAAGGCACGTTGGCATCACCGGGTGGGCCGCAAGTATGCGGCTCAAGAAGATAAAGTCTAATAAGATTATAAGTGATATATTAGAAGATCTAATCTAATTTTAAAATGAAAAAAGAATTACTGGAGTTTTTAGAAGAAGAGATATCTATATCTAAGTATAAGATAATAACCTTAGATAGAGGAAGCAAAAAGACCTATAAAAATAGATTGCTTGCAATTGAGAGAGACTTTCTAAAGTTTCCGTTTGAGTCACTTGGCATTGATGATATTGATGCATTCAGAAAGGCTGTCTTAATGTTTAAGACAGATAGAGAGCTTTTTGACAAAGTATATAATAATAATCTAGACTCCAAAGCTCCAGAAGCTTTTATAATTTCAACTTTAAATTTAAATAAAAGAATAAACTTTTTTAAAAATCTATATAAATATTTATTAGAAAATAAAATAAGAAAAGTCAATTTAATTGAGGAGTCATCTTTAGGTGGGGATAGAGCTGATGGCGCCGAGCTTACCGGCATAGATTCGATAAGAAAAAATGAAGGAGCCCTCATTTCAAAAGAGCGGGCAAGAATTCAAATCTTAATTTATTGCTTTGCGAGGGTAATTCACAAAGAACTCTCAAGCATAGAGGCCGAGATAGGCCTGCTGAAAGATGGCGAAAATAAAGATATTCGAGTGTTAAAATCAAGAATTGATGGCCTTTTTGATTTTGGAATAAATAATATATTCAAACATTATAACTCTGGGATAACAGAGGTTCCGCTTCTCATAAACGGAACAATGGGGCACAATGATTATGTTCCATGTATTTATCCTCTGGTAAATCTCACGGATTCTATTGATGGCAACCTGAGCATCGATAGGGTTTTGGGTGAAGATAGAAATTTCTTCTCAAAGACTGGGGTTAGAATAAATAAGAAATTTATAAAAAGAGGATTTTCTATTGTCCTTCCTATCCCTAGGGTCGGAAATGAAACAATGGATTTACTATATTTAGATTTATTTAGTTCATCCGGAACCCGCTTGAACAGCATTATGACAAAAAGCTTTTATAATATAAAAGTTAAAGAAGAATATAGCAAGGCAATAGCTACTGTTCCGATTTGGGAATTCCCAGAAAAAATGAATAATCTTTATTTAAATAGGGAAATTCTTAGTCTCCTAGGGCTAGATTCCATGCCACTTATTGGAAGTTTGGATTTTTTAGATAAGAATATTTACATGGCAGTAAACAATAATAATGGCAGTATAAAATTAAATAAAAAAGACAGTAAGATATTAGTTGCGGCAACTAGATCTGAGACAGCTCATGTAAATCAGGCCCATTTTTGGATTAAGTTACTAATAAAAGAAATAAAAGATGATTATGAAAGTAAATTTCATATAGAGTCGATACATGATAATTCTGATAACAGAAAGATTAAATATCAGGAATTTCTAAGGAATAAATAATATGAGTAATGGCCAAGACTTTAGTACAGTCACAAACATGCTGAAAAGAAAATATCCAGAGGTCTTTTATGATGATGGATCTGCCGATAGTGGATTCCAAGCATTTGCAAACAAGCTAGAGGAGTATCATAAATATTTAAGTACAGCAGTAAATGAACTTCCGACGCTTATTTTCCAGGCCGAGCAGATGTCAGAAGATAGCCACACCGCCCGCGACGGATCGCAGAGCTGGCCGGAAATATCTAATGAAGTTTTCGAGACTACAAAAGCATCGGTCATAACAAGAATAGAGGAGTCACTTCACTTAAGCGGAGTGAGAGGCCTGAATGAAGAGCTTGCTGCGGTTTACCTTGAGGCCGAAGCTTATTATCAAGATTATTCTTTTTCCGCAGATCATGACGGACCTGTATCTCAGCTTCTGAAACTTATTTCAATAAAAACTTTTGTTGAAGCAGATTTCTTAGATATAAAAGCTTCCCTAGAAGTGCTGAGAGAAAAGGTCAAGCCAGAAAAGAGAGAAAAGGTCAAGCCAGAAAAGAGAGA